GAGATTCAAAGAGTACATATATTCTCTTCCCAATCAGCGCAAAGAAGAGATATCAAAGATAATGGAGTTATGCCGTGTTAATGAAAGTACTGTCTATAGATGGTTAAGGGGCGACTTTACTCCAGCCCCACAAAAGAGAAAGGTAATCTCAGACTATCTTAACATACCCGAACGCGAGCTCTTCCCAGATGCATAAAGAATGTCTACACTGCGATTCTCATCGCATGTGCATAAATGGTATTTACTGTAACTTACTTGGAAAGTATGTTCAGTATTCTACGGAAAAAGAATGTAAAACAAATAAAACAATCTTATGAAAACAAAGGAATTTGAAAAAGCAATTGACGCATTAAACTTAGGAATTTTCATCGACGAGATGAAGCTAAACCATTCGAATGTTCGTCAAGTAACTGGTCACCTTGAAAATGAAGGTATCATTTGGAATGATAAAGGAGAGGCTTTCTCTACTGATTTTGAATGGAGAGAAAATAAAGAAGATGGTGACCTTGTAGGAGTCTTTGGTAGCTCGCTGGAAAGAAACAAATTGTATGACCTTAAATTTGAATAACTATGACCAGCATTAGAAAAGTTAGAAAAAAGGCTATCCGTAAAATGGGATTTAGAATGTCTTTTCTGTTTTCTCACAAGGATCCTAATCAAAAGTTAACATTAAGCCCGTCAGTACGAAAGAAAATCAGGCAGGGAGTCACAGAATATCTAAGAAAAAATGTTTATAGACAAAGATAACTGGGGAAAATTCTCCATCCAAGACCTTTCAGAACGAGAACTTCGATTATTACACGAAGCTCTACGGATATACGCTCAGGTTCAACTTGGGCGCATTCATCCAACCGAAGCTACAACGATTTTGTGTTTTGACCTCCAGTACAACCATGTGCTGTTTCTGAAGGATGTTTAGATATTATTTTCTTAACTTAGACTCCTATAGATATGATTAGAAACAAAATAACTAACAAGCGGTGGAAAGAGGAGGACGCAGCCTTTGTGAAAAACAATCTTGGCAAACTAACCTTTGACCAGATGGGTAGGGTTTTGAATAGAAGCTCTATGTCTGTTCGCCTCTTTTGCTTACGCAATCGCCTTACTGTAGGCTTGCAAGTCAAGCGCAACATACTTATGGAGATGTTGAAGATAAAGTTTCGCCACCCAGAAGACTTTACACCAACAAGAACCTTTTACACGGAAACAGGAATAAATCAACGTCGATTTTGGGACTTGTACTATGGACGAAAAAACATCAGCAGCAAAGAGTATGCTGCGGTAGCTGAATACTTAGGCGTAACCTTACAAGAGGCACTTGAATCACGCCAGTTGGATTTGTTCGAGGAAAATGAAGAATAAGGAATATGATAGATAAAAATTTCATTGAAAAGGTAAAGTCAGCTCTAAACATTGTAAATGTAATAGAAACCTTTACTCGCCTGCACAAGGCAGGTGCGAACTATAAGGGTGTATGCCCTTTCCATGATGACCATTCACCATCTATGGTCGTCAGTCCTTCAAGACAGACCTACCACTGTTTCGTGTGCGGAGCAAGTGGAGATGTGATATCCTTTGTACAGCATCACCTAAACATAAGCTTCATAGAGGCTCTGCGCTGGTGTGCTAACCAAGCAGGCATTGAGTTCCCTACCAAGGAACTCACACCAGAGGAAGAAGCTGCCTATAAGAAAAAGGAAGCGCAGCGCATCGCAATAGACGCTGCTGCAAAGTTTTTTCAGAAGAACCTTGCGCAAGCAGAGAGTTTCCTTGCATCACGTGGGTATAGTCTTACCGACAAAGCATTGACCGACTTCGGTGTTGGTTATGCTCCTATGGGTAACCTTGCTCTTACAGAGCTGTCAAGAGCTGGTTATTCACAAGAATTACTGCAAGAAGTAGATGTACTTGGGAATAGCGATGGTCGCTTATACGACAGGTTCCGTGACCGCTTGATGTTTCCTTTCTACGACATGCAAGGTCATATCATAGGATTCTCTGGTCGAATCGTGACTCCAAACGATAAGACTGGTAAATATGTAAACACAGGCGAAACACCTCTATTTACGAAAGGTAAGCACATATTCGGATTATACCAGGCACGCAAAAGTATTGGTAAGACAGGCTTTGCTTATCTTGTCGAAGGTCAGTTTGACGTAATGTCTCTGCATAAGGTAGGTGTCGAGAATGTTATAGGTGGAAGTGGTACCGCATTCACTGAAGATCAAGTGAAATTACTACTTCGCTTCACAGATGATATCATAATGATTTACGATGCCGACCCTGCTGGTGTCAAGGCTTCGTTAAAGAACTGTGAGCTGCTTTTGAAAGCTGGAGCAAAAGTGCGCTGCATCCGCCTCGAGAAAGGCATGGACCCTGACGAGTTTGCCAAAGCAAACGGCAGCCTTACAAGTAAGAAGCTGAAGGACCTAACAGAACCCTTCCCAAAGGCATTTAAGCGTATGATTCTTCCACGAGGCTGCAAGGATGAGACAGTTATCACAGACTGCTTAAACTCCATCTGTTCCCTCGTAGCCTGTGTGCAAGACTCTGTTCTGCGTTTGGAGTACATTAAATCAATTGCAGAAGATTTCCGAAGCAAAATCGGACTCATCGATAATAAGGTGCGAAGTATTCGTACTCAACTAAAAGAATCTGTTGCTAATACAAATACACAGGCTGGTATCTTCGGAATCGATGCGCTAAAGGAGAATATTGAAAGCGACCGTCCTGCTATTATTACCTCTGTTATGCAGGATTTTCTCGACGGCTATGGCGAAGAACCTATCGTGTATGTGTCTGGTCGCCCGTCAACGAATGATATTCAAGAATTACGACGTGTCTACTGTTATTTTGTTTCCTCAGAGACTGGTTGTGATATTACTGATGATGGCGACGAAAACAATTACTTGCATACTCTCACAGAGATGTTTCGTGCAGGCATTAGGATAGACATGACCTTCAGTGATAGTACAGGCTCGTTCCTTGACTATTACATAGCATTGCACGGTAAGTTCTTCGAAAACTTCAATGGAGACCGAGTTCCTCTTGTCTCACGTTGTATCGAACTAACTTCCTACGCTGATGATACTGTTATAACCATAAATAGAAATCATTACTGTTCTTTGCTCAAGCTAACTAAGGGGCAGTTTGACGAGATAAGAAAGCCATTCGTTCTCAAGCGTAAGTCTGCAATGAAGGTGAGTATGCAAGCAGACAACCTCGACGATGAGGAATTCGATGTGAACGAACCACCAGAATATGTACAAGAGAACGAAGAGTACAAGAGGATGTGGAAAGAGAGTGGATATTACCCACGTCTCAATAAGAAGAGCGAGCCTGTGTGCTACATGTTTCGCAACAAGAATGGTAATGGTATGACACAAGTCGCTGACTTCTTCATGACACCATTACTTCACATCTTTTCAGATGATTTCGAACAGAATAAGCGTGTGCTGCGCATCAATCGTAGATATTACGAGACACCTATATATATAGAGATACCTTCTAAAGCAATGCTGAAGATGTCCTCTATCGAGGAGGTATTAATCAATTACGAAGCTGTGAACTTCAATGGTGAAGAGTGGCAATGGAAGGCTATCAAAACATATATGAGTCGCCACTTCGTAATGTGTTCGGAGGTGAAGACCTACGGTAATCAGCAGAGCGAAGGTATGAGTCGCAAAACTGATGAACAGTTCTTTGCCTTTGCGAATGGTATCTTTCACAACGTCGATGGTCAGTGGGTGTTCGACCCAGTTAACGAATTGGGTGTGGTTACGCATAACAAAAACAATTACTACCTTCCTGCTTTCTCAACTATATACGCAGGTAGTGGTAAGCAATCAGATAAGTACGAGCTTATCAGTCAGCTTGTATATAAAGAGGTTCCAGCTGAGAAGAAGGTCAGCTTCGAGAAGTGGGCATCACTGATGGACCAGGTGTATAAGATTAATGACAATGGTAAATGGGCTTTAGTTTTTGCAATTATGTGCGCCTTCAGAAGCAACATCCACTGCATCGATAGACTTTTCACCGCTCCATTTTTCATGGGTCCGATGTCGTCTGGTAAGACACAGATAGCAATCTCAATCCGCTCGCTGTTCATTTCTCCTAATATACCTATCTTCAACCTTAACACAGGTACCGATGCTGCGATGTCTACCATCATGGGTACATTCAAGGACGTTCCTGTGGTTCTTGATGAGTATAACAACAAGGATATCAGCGACACCAAGTTCCAAGCTCTAAAAGGTATCGTATATGACGGTGACGGTAAGCAAAAGAGAAAAGGAACCTCTGGACGAGAGATTGAGAACGATAAGGTGTTTGCCCCTGTAATCATCTGCGGTCAAGAGACACCACAGCGTGATGACAACGCACTTATGAGTCGTGTGATTGTCTGTGAGGTGCCAAAGCCTCGAAACCGCACACCAGAAGAAGTGCGCCTCTTCGAGAGGCTAAAGACTATTGAAGACCCAAACAAGATAGGTCTTTCAAATGTACTTCTTCAGATCCTGGAGCTTCGTCCTATGTTTATGGACCATTTCAGAAGCCTTAAGCAAGAAACGTATAACGAACTAAAGCAAGACCTCATCAACTCTGGAGAAATGGACCGATTGATGAAGACAGCATCCCTCTTCTTGGGAACTGTCAAACTGATAGAGCGATATTCTAACCTTCGTCTACCGTTTACCTACGACGAGTTCTTCAAGATAGTTCAAGAGAAGGTACAATTCCAGTTATCACTTATTCGTAGTACTGATAAGCTGGCGATGTTCTTCACAGCTGTCAACAATATGATTGACACGAGACAAATCATAGAAGGACGTGAATTCCTTATCGAGCAACCCAAGAAGGTTACAGGTAAAGATTCACGTGGAGACGCCAAGACCTTCACCTTTGAAGCAGGTGCGAATATTATGTTCTTACGCTTGAGTGCAGTCTTCAGTATCTTCGACAGAAGCGGATATAACAATGAGAATAGCACGCTGTCAACGATAGAACAAAACCTGCGCAGTCATACTTCATACGTCGGTACTGTTTCTTCGAGAAGATTCATATGGGAGGAGACGGTCGACGACGCAGACCTTCGTGATGGAAGTATGGTTAAGCTGCGTAAGCAGAAGAGCACATCTACAAGTGCTATCATTATAGATTACGACAAGTTTGTCGAGTCATACAATATCGACTTTAGAAGAGACTGTGCTGACGACAGTAATAAAGAAAGCAAGCCTGTCGAAACTAAGGTAACTAACACAACTGAAGAACCACCGAAAAAAAACCTTCCGCAAGACTTGCCATTTGAGCCGTCAGACGGAAGTGATGAACCTTTTTAATGAAAGTATCAAATTCCTTTAGAGCCGTGCCAGTTCGGATGAATAGGCACGGCTCATTTTATTCTATCTATATCACATATCATATCAATACCATATCACATTCATTATTACTGAAGGTGGCGAAAAAATCCCCCGTACCCCCAATTTTCAGAAGAAACCTCGAAAATGTGACTTTTGAAAATAAATTTTCAGAAAAACACCGTCCTACAATCCTACAATCCTACAAATTGTATTTCTTTTCAAACCTA